CAGTTCCAAACCTATGCCGACTATGGCGAAGGGGTACGCAACAACGCCAAGCGGGGCATTGAACTCAACGAGCGGAACGGCAACAAGTGCGCAACCCAAACTGGTAAGGTCAGGGCGCAGCAACTCGCCAACGGGGAAGGGATTTCCCTTGAAACGGTTAAGCGGATGCACTCCTACCTATCTCGTGCTGAAACCTACTACGACAACGCTGACTCTACCAGTGACTGCGGTTACATCAGTTACCTCCTTTGGGGTGGCAAAGCGGCCCTCGGATGGAGCAGGAATAAACTACGAGAACTTGGCGAACTCAACGAAGGTTGACACCGAAGCGCAGCGGCAGGCTAGGACTGAATCGCTGATGATGGTGATAACCACCCTCTGCGACTGCATTGGTGCGGTGGAGGAATCCAACTCGCCGAACGCCTTTGCCGTGAAGATGAAAATCGTGGACAAGATTGATTCGCTTATAGACAAAATTGAGTATTGATGGAACGAGGAAGGCCCAGGTTATTTAAGACCCCCGAAGAACTGTGGGATGAGTTCGTGGAATACTGCGACAAAACCAAGGAGCAACCCATCCTCGTAAAGGATTGGATTGGGCCAAAAGCCGTGCAGGTCTATCGGGAAAAAGAAGCCCCATTGACGATGGAGGGTTTCAAACTACACCTTTGGGATAAGGGCATTGCAGACGGTGGAAGGGACTATTTTAACAACAGGGGAGGAGCATACGATGATTTTTCCGCAATCTGCTCACGCATAAAGGAAGCCATCCGAGCCGACCAAATCAAGGGAGGTATGGCGGGCATCTACAACCCCTCAATCACGCAGCGCTTGAATGGATTGGTAGAAAAGCAGGAAACGAGTATCACGATTGAGCAGCCGCTCTTCGGGGATGGACTTTAAGTACACCACCGCCATCCGCAAGATTCGGGCGATGACCGCTCGGAAGAAAGTCATCCAAGGCGGGACAAGTGCGAGCAAAACCTTCGGCATCCTTGCGGTGCTGATTGACCACGCCGCTCGGTTCCCCAAGTCCGAGATTTCGGTCGTCAGCGAATCCGTCCCTCACCTGCGGCGGGGGGCCATCAAGGACTTCGCCAAGATTATGCAATGGACCCACAGGTGGGTTCCCGACCGTTGGAACAAGACCCTGCTCCAGTACAACTTCGCCAACGGGTCCACGATTGAGTTCTTTTCCGCTGATTCGGAAGCCCGCCTCCGAGGGGCAAGGAGGCAGGTCCTCTACATCAACGAGGCCAACAACATTGACTTTGACTCGTACTACCAACTTGCGATTCGTACATCGCAGGAAATCTACATTGACTTCAACCCCACCCACGAATTTTGGGCGCACACCGAGGTCTTGCCCGAAACGGATGCAGAGTTCCTCATCTTGACTTACCAGGATAACGAGGCACTCCCTGATACGATACGATACGATATAGAACGAAACCGAGACAAAGCGGAAACATCCGCCTATTGGGCAAACTGGTGGAAGGTGTACGGGTTGGGCCAAGTCGGGACGCTCCAAGGGGCTATCTACGGCGATTACACGGTTGTTGAGGGTATAGACCCATCCACGATGAAGTTCGTCGCCTACGGGCTTGACTGGGGCTTTAGCAACGACCCCACGGCCTTGGTCGCCGTGTACCGAAGGGGGGATGACTTGTTCATCCACGAACTGCTATATCACAGGGGGCTGACCAACTCCGACATCGCGGTGCGGTTAAAAGAGTTCGGCATCACAAGGGCTTGGGAAATTGTGGCCGATTCGGCAGAGCCAAAGTCCATTGAGGAAATCTACCGCCTCGGATTCAATATCAAGCCCGCATCCAAGGGACCCGATTCGGTAAGGCAGGGTATTGACATCGTGAAGCGATTCAACCTTCATGTGACCAAGGATTCGGTCAACTTGATAAAAGAACTCCGATCCTATACCTGGGCGACCGACAAGGACGGCAAGGACACGGGGGTCCCGATAGATTCGTACAACCACGCCTGCGATGCCCTGCGATATGTGGCCCTCAACAAATTGGCCGTCAGCAATTCGGGGAAGTATCTTGTGGTGTAACTTTGGGGCATGAACCTTGAATCCATCATTGATTTGCTTTTGATTTTTGGCAGATTCTTCCTCTTATTGGTCTTGATTTTTGCAATTGTTTCCATATTATGAAACTCGTACACTACTACCACATCTATTGCGGCGGAGGCGGGCAATGGCAACTCATCATGCACCAGCACATGATGGCCCTCTGCAATTACGGGCTGATAGAACAGTTGGACGAAATTCGTGTCGGCATCGTCGGCCCACCAGAGCAGCGGAAGTTGGTCAAGGAGATATTGGACAACTCGCTTGTGGCCTCGAAGATTAAGGTCGTGGTCACCCGAACCAACGCTTGGGAGCAAGCCACGCTGACCGAGATGTACCGAGCATCGCAGACCGAGGATGCGGCCTACCTGTACGCTCATACCAAGGGTAGTTCCGACCCCAGCCTGATAAACCAACTTTGGTGCAGGTCCATGGTGTTCTTCAATGTGGTCGCATGGGAGCGGGCCATCGCAGAACTCGCCAATGTGGATGCCGTCGGAGCCTACTGGCTGACCAAGGAAGAGTTCCCCCAAATCGCTGACCACAACAACCCCGACGGATATCCCTACTTTGCGGGGACTTTTTGGTGGGCCAAGTCGTCCCACATTCGGGAACTTGGCGAACCCGTAAGGGAACACCGCTGGCAGGCAGAGCATTGGATAGGGAAGCGGGAAGGCATGACCGTCTATAACTCCTGCAAGGGATGGCCAGCACCTGATAAGTTCGTCATCACATTTTAGCCATGGCCAAAATCCCCGTCATCATCACCAACTTCAACCTCTACACTTGGCCGAAGGCGATGGTCAAGAAACTGATGCGGATGCCTGGGGTTGGACCCATCCTAATTGTGGACAACGATTCCACCTACGGCCCCACGCTGGAATGGTACGAGCAGTTGAAACTGGAAGCCAACGAGGTTGCAGTAATCCGCACGGGTGGCAACTTCGGTCATCTTGTAGCATGGCAGGCCCAAATCCCGCAGCAGTTGTTTGACATGGGCTACCCCGACTACATCGTCACGGACCCCGACCTTGACCTTTCAGCCCTGCCCGATGACACGCTGCTGCGTATGCGGGAACTTTGGTATGATTTGCCCGAAAAATCTTATATGTACGAACAGGAGGAAGGCGACCCGTTTAACGGGGTCAAGTTCTCGGTCAAGGACAAAATCGGCCTTGGCATTCGGACGGACGATGTTCCTGCCGATGCTTTATTCTTCCAGCAAGCCGAACTACGCTACAAGAACCAACCGTACTTCCACGACCTGCAACTCGCACCCGTTGACACGACCTTTGCCTTCTATCATCACCAACGCTATCAGCGGGTGGTCATCGGAGGGGCAAGGATGGTCGCACCTTACGAGTGCAGGCATCTTCCCTACTACCTGACGGCCGATGACTTGAATGCGGACTGGGAGTTTAGGCAGTACCTTGACAAAGCCAACCACGCCAGCACCGCCAAGAAGATTGCGGACGGGCTTAAAATCTTTTGACCATGCAACGATACTGCAACGCCATCCGAACCGCAGGAATAGTTCCAACAACCGTGCTGGAAATAGGCTCACGGGATGGACACGATGCGAAGGCGATTGCAGACCATTTCGGGGCAAGTTCCGTGTGGGTCTGCGAGCCAAACCCAAGCCAAGCGGATTACATCGCTCAAGCCTACCCCAACTTCAACCTGGTCCGCAAAGCCATCTATAAGCATTCGGGCAAGTTGGAGTTCATCCAAATGCAGGGCAGTCCTAACGAGGTAGGAACTTCATCGCTCCTTGATCGTTCCTACGACAACCTCTACGACAACGCCAACAGGATTGAGGTGGAGGCTATCACGGGTCGGGAACTGCTTGCCATGATTGAAGGCCCGATTGGGGCTTGCAAAGTGGATGTGGAAGGGGCAACCCTTGAAGTCCTGCAAAGCATGGGTAATTCCATCCATCGGGTGCAGACCTTCCACCTTGAATGCGAACACGAAGAAGTGTGGGTCGGTCAGGCACTCTACAACCAGGTCGCAGCGTTTATGATTGCGAAAGGGTATGAGCAGGTGGACTTTGACTTCGTGATGCCTGGACTGCAAAGCGATTCTATTTGGATTAAAACCGCCAACCTATGAAACTCCAAGACCTCACCATTGACCAATTTCAACGCATCGCCGCGCTAGAGTTCAGCCCCGTGCTGACCGATTACGACAAGCGTGCAGGGGTCGTGGCGATAGTTGAGGGGGTGGATGTATCGCTCGTCCGAGAGATGCCCGCCAAGGGGCTGACAAAGCGTTACAAGACCATCATTGCGGAGTGGAACGAACTACCTACCCTCGCTTACAGGAGGCGGTTCAAAGCAGGCGGCAAGTGGTGGATTCCCACGGTCTTCACGGACGAGTTGACCGCTGGCCAACTGATAGACCTGATGGACACCGACACGACGGACGAGAAGAAGTTGGTCCAAAACCTGCACCGCATCATGGCGACCCTTTGCAGGGAAGGC